TAAACGTTAGTAGAACTATTACCAATTCTAATAAAAGCAAGTTCTGAAGAGTTACCAGTAGCTATAGAGTTATGTTTTAACATTACTAAAGGCTGTACGCCAAAGTTAATATTATTTTCTCCGCTTGAAATTGTACCTGTTAAATTATCCGTGTAAAATTGAAGTTGAATTTTATCATTAAATAGTTTTTCAGCAAAAACAATTGAACCACTATAATTTGTAGGTGTTGTTCCATTATAAGCGTTAATTGTTTTAGTATAATCCACGCTTCCATATTTTAAACATTGGAAAAGCCAGTTTGCGATAGCTACGTGTCCTTGTGCATTAGGGTGAACTGCTGTAGTGTTATTTTCATATAATGAATAGTCTTGAATAGCAAGTTGTCCTTTATCAATAAAAATAGCTCCATAATTTGCACACGTACAGTAAACATTATAAATTCTATTTTTTAATAAATTTCTAGCACTTGATCCAGCAGATGAAGTAGCACCATTATTTCCTATTAAGTCTACGTATATTTTAGCGTTAGGGAATAAAGTTTTACAAGCTGAAATTGTGTTACTCATTGCAGTAGTAATATTTGCAGGTGAAGAAGCGTTAATATCATTATAACCACCGGCAAAAATTAATTTAGTAATATTTGCTGGAGTAACCTCGTTTACTTTTGCTTGAACTAATTGAAGCCAGTTATGATTTTGATTTCCTGGATTAGTAAATGAAGAACCGCCTTCAGCCCATATATGAAAATTATTAGTATTCATTCCTAATTTTTGCATTAGTAAATATCCGAAGTTTTCAGTAGAAGGATTAGTTAAACTTTGTCCAGCTAGATAACTATCACCTACTATAATAATTTCTTCATTTATTAAGCCAAGTTGTAAATTATTAATATCAGTTTCAGCAGTTGAAATTCTATTTGTTAATTGTGGAATAGTTGCGTAATCTTCTATAATTTCTGCTAACGTTCCGTCCCCAGCCATTACATCTAATTTATTATTTATTTCTGTTTGTACATCTAAATTATCGAAGTAGTGAGTAACATAATTATTAAGTTCAATATATAAAGCTTGAAGTTCTTGTACTGCATTTCCATTTTGATTAACTGTAGGAAGTACTGTTTCTTCTAAATATTTACAAAGCCAAGCTAAAGTTTCGTAATAGCTCATAGAGTCTTTATAAGAAGTAGGTATAATTCCTAGGTTATTTATAAAACGTGGAAATTTTACTTCAGCTACTACTTGAGTAGGAACTGAAGGATTATTTGTTATATTTTCACTCATTTTAATATTTCCTTTCTATTAATATATTATCATAAATAAAGGCTCAAGTTCTTTTATAATTTCATAATCAATAGCCCTTATATTATCTCTAAATTGTTCAACCATTTTTTGAGCCGTAGCACTTACTCCAGAATTTCCTTTAACTCTTTTTGTGTATTCTTCGCCCATTTCATTAGAACTTGATCCAGAAGCTTCACCTTCAGAAGCAGAAGTAGAAGAAGCATAATTTCCAGCTAAAATATTAGCTTTACTAATTTGTCCTTGAGGTGTATCAGAATTAACGGCAAGTCCTGAAGAGTTACTAGAACTTTCTCCTTCGTTTGTAACGCTTCTTTCCATTGTTTCAGTAAAATCTACGTTAACTAAAGGATCATACTCTATAGCTCTAGAATAAATTAAAGGAAGTTTAGATTCCATTATTTCCTGCATAGTAATTTTGACTTTTTGCCTAAATAAACCCATAGTTTCAAAGCCTATTTCTTCAGTTAAGAAGTGGTCTACAATTTTTTTAGCTAATTTGTCTTTACTCCAAAGTCCGTTTTCAGTAATAGTTTGTATTTGTTCAGTAGTTAAGTAGTCTGAAAGTTCATAATCTTTAAACCAACCTTCGACTTCTGAGCGAGTATAAAAGTTATTTATAATTTCGTATAAAGTCATTGTATAATTATTTACTATCATTTTCTATCACCTCGCCTTCAATTTTAGTAGGTGAAAAGTCATTTACTATACTTTCCATTCTTTTTATAGTGTTAGATAAATCAGATCTAACTCTTATACTAATATTAGTACCAAATAGTTCATTAAATTGTTCGCAAGCTTTTTTACGTGGAATTAAGAAAGACTGTAAATTTAAATTTATTACTTCATTGTTTTGATTCGTTTCTTCAGTTACCATTCTCTCTTTCTTTTCATTTAAATTATTAATTCCTAAGAAGGTTAATAATTCATTCCAAATTCCTTTTTTATATTCTTGAAGTTTATCTGCTATAAATTCTGCCCTAGTATCTATTGAATTAATATCGTCTAAATTAAATTGCCCTTTTTTACCTACAATTACTGGCTCGTTTCCGTCATATTTTGCATAAGCGTTAATCATACTTAGTTTTGTTTTTTCATCTGCTAAAATAACTATAGGACTTTTAGTTGAATTAATATTAATATCTGAGCTTCTTTCTGCTTTATACATACGATAAGCGAAGGTTTCCATAGAAGAAAAAGTAGATTCTTTATCTTGACAATTTAAAACTAATATGCAGTCAGTCTTTTTTGCTTCTTCATTAGCTAAGCCTGTGTATAGTTTTCTTATTTCTGAAAATCCATAACTAAAGCAATTAATAGAAGTTGGAAGTCCATAAATATTTAAATTTCCTAAAGGTGTACTAGCTGTATTAATATAGCCGTATTTTTCAGTATAAAGAAGAGTTGCTAAGCCGTTATAATATAAAACTTCTTCTAAAAATCGAGCATCCATTCCCTTAGGTAAATCAACCCATTCAAACATAGAAAGACAAAGCTTTTTAAAACATCTTTGATAGAAATCAAAAGTCAAACTATTTAAAGCTTCAGTTTCTATATACTGAGAGTTAGCAGTTCTTAAAACTGGCTTTCTATTTTTAGCCATATTTATTTCTCCTTTCTTTTAATTTTCATTTATATTGTATCAAAAATTAAGAAACAATACTATTACTTTGTGAATAATCTAAAAAAGTTGCTGGATTATGCCAAATAGTAACGCCGTTATTGAATATTTCTTTAAGTTCTTCTACTCCACTTTCAGGAAGTGAGCCTATTATATTACATTCTAAAGTTTTTACATAATTCCAATTAGTACGTCCTGTTATATTAGGAAGTTTAAGTGAGTTTACTTGATAGCCATACATAGAAAAATATCCGTCTATTATGCGAGCATACTCTTGTTTTATACTCATTTTATAATAGTGAAAAGTATTATTTCCTGAAGCTACGTTAACGTCAGCACTATTTAAAGAACCGCTTACAGTAGGTGGTATTAAATTATGTTGTTTCTTTTGCATAATAGCTCCAGCTATTCCTTGAGCGCCACTTACTGCACTTAAGCCCGCTCCTAGTACATTTCCAGTTACTGCTCCTGTAATCATACCAGCTATTCCACCAATTACTGAAGAAGCCATATTAATATCGTCACTAGTTATTGTAGCTCCTAAAATATTAACTGAGTTTTGAGTTAGCCAGTTAGTATACATATCATTTTGAAAATTACATATTGAAAATTTACCAAGTTGAATAGCGTCAATATCACTAGAAGCTGAGCCGTTATAGTTTGTAGGTGTGATATTTATGCTACAGCCTGGATTTATAACGCCTTTTACTGTAAAAGTACAATTAGAATTATCACTAAATTTTTCATAATGAAGAATTGCATTTTGTCCTATATTATTTGAAAGTAATAAATAGTTATAAGGAAAAGTAAGTAGCTTTTTATTAACTGGAGTATATCCATTTAAAGTAGTTTGTTTTGCAGTAGAAGTATTAAAAGAAGCTGGAGAATTACTTTCATTTACTAGAAGTGTGCCTGCGGTATATGGTGCTAGCCACTTAGGACACATAAATATACCGTTAATTCCGTCTAATACTCCGTATTTAGCGTATAATTCTAAAATAAAATCAATACCGCCTGCAGTATCAAAGTAATAATAAGCAAGTCCAGTATATATTCCATTATATTTATGAGAGCCTACGGTATCAATATAATTTTGATTATGACGTGGATCGTCGTCGTCATCATCTCCAGGAGTTACTAAAGTTTCATAAGTAGAAGCTAAAATATAACATAAATCACTTGAATAAGAATCCATTGTAGTATCTTTTGTATGAGAATTACAAATATATTCTCCTAGTTCTACGTTCTCAGGTAAAGTATGAAGTCCTACTGTGTCGTCATTTACGTGTTCACGTTCTACAAAACATCTTTTAAACTCTATATCAAATTGGTAAGTTTGCCAAACATCAGTTTTAATATATACTTTAGTCATTTCTTCACTTGAATATTCTATATTTTCTACAAAAGCAAAAAACCATTTTTCAGAGTGTGAAGTATTTTGATAGAAGCAATAGTTATATGTTTGCATAGTATCAAAAGAACGAGGAACTCGAACGTAGCCGTCTTTTCTTTGATAAGTACAATTTGTAATAGTAATTATATTAGGAATAGAATTAAAATAATTAAGCTGAGCTTGTTTTGAAGCAAAGTTTATTTGATTTTTATTATCTATTTCTATTGGTACATTTACAAATTTTATAGTTGTATTAGGTGCTATTACCATAATATTTTTTCCTTTCTTATATATTAAAAAATAGGAAGGAAGTTAAATTTCTTCCTTCCTATCAGATAGGTTATTTTGGAATATAGGAGGCTATTATTAATTAGGTAACATCTACAGTTACTGCTAAAGTACCTGTAACTTCTCCGACTGTTCCAGTAATATTACTTGAACCGTCAGCTACTCCAGTAATAGTAATTAATTTGTTTTGAGAATTCTTTTTAGCTACTGTAGCTTTTCCTACAGCACTTGAAGCATAAGTAATAGAAGCGTTAGCTGAGTAAGGTACAGTTTCTACTTCTACATCTATAGGAGTATCACCTACTGCTAAAGTTGTAATATATTCTCCATTTTTCTTGAATTTAATAGAAGTTGGATTTACTGTAGCTTCAGCAGTTGCAAAAACTTTAGCATTAGCAAATAATGAGAATTCATACATTTTAATATTATTTAAGAAATATTGCATAGCTCTATTATTAGCGTTATATCCGTTTTCCATAAATTGGTCAATAGGTCTAATTTTAAACCAATTTCTATCAGCTATCATACCAAAGATATTAGCGCCGTCAAAAATCTTATTTCCTTCATCGTCATAAACATCGAAATTATCTACTGCATAGATATTTCCTAAAAGTGTAGCTTTATCAATTTGGAAAGCATTAGCTAGAACTGTAACGTCCATATATGCTCTAACATCATTTCTAATTAAAATAACTATATCTTCAGGATCTGACCAAGTTGTTACTGGCTTTCCAGCTCCACCTACTTTAGCCCAAGCGTTATATTGAGTAGAAGGCATTTGGAAATTCAAGAATAATTCTCTAGCTTTAATTGTAAATGTTTCAGCCAATTCTTTAGAAGTTGTAGGAGCTGATACAGTTTCTACTTGTACTAAGTTTCCTTTATAAGCTGAACTTACTAAAGCTTTAGTATATTTAAATTCATCTATATACATTCCATTATATAATGAGTTAGTTAAACCTGTAATAAATGAGTCCAAGTTTTCCCAAGATACAAAAGCTTCTTTTAATTTAGTTCTAACAATAGTCAAACAGTACTGCAAGTCCATGTTCTTCACTAGGTACTGCACCTTTACATCGGCTTCGTATTTTTGTAAAATTCCTGCGAAGTCATTTACATTATATTGACGTCCTTTAGCTGGATTTACATAAATTTCTTGTCCAGCAAATCCTAAAGGCATTACTGAGCCTTCTAATCCTCTAAGTGGATTATTAAATGATTTAGTGTAAACTTGTGTATAAACTATTCTATTAACTAAAGTATTACAAAACTCGTTATATACTTCAGGTACGTTTAGAATAGGAGAAGCAAAAGTAGAAATATCCGTATCATCTTCCAATATTGGAACATATTGATGATAGATATCACTTGAAATTTCTCTAATTTTATTAAGAGAGTTTTTTAGTCCTTGTGGTAACATAATTTTTAATTCCTTTCTTTTTTAATTTTATCTAATGAAATTTCCCCTTTTATCAAAGCAGTCCTTCCAAGAGATTTCTTTTTTCTCTTCGCTCTTTGTAGAGCTTTTTTTGTTTTCGTCAGTACCCTCAGCAGGTACGCCTACTTGTTGTAATAGTGAAGAATTGGCGAAAACTAGCTTCTGATTCAAGTCTTCTTTTTCTCTTATAATATTATCTTTATCTGTAATCGTCTTATTCATTGTAATATTATCTGAAATTAAAGTACCCAAATCGTCAGCAATAACGCCCGAATTTTCTTTTCCAAGTTTATTCTGAATTCCCTCTATTACTTTTTTAAATTCTTCGTTTTTCATATTCTTTTTTCCTTTCTAATTATATTTTAATTTTGCTTTTATGTCAATTATAAATATTTACATCTATGGAATATTTGCCACTTCCAACCCTTCTTTTTCTTTGGTGTATCTACAGGAGTAGGCGGTGTAGTTCCGTCATAATGAACTATAGTTCCACGTTCATTTGGAATTCCAAGTTCAGTTAATGGATTAAAAAATTTAGTTCTTGTAGTATCCCAGTAGCTAACACTTGAATATTCTAAGTGTAAGTGGATTCCAAAGGCGTTTCCAGTTTGTCCCATTACTCCTACTTTTGTATTAGTATCTACTGTTTGTCCTATAGCTAAGGGTGAAGGCGTAGCCATGTGGCAATAACGCCAATAATAATTCGTGTTACTGTCTTGAATAACTACTTGATTTCCTAAAGCTTGGTCTATTAATGGATCATAGTCTATTACATTTACTACTACTCCTGAACATACACTATATAAATCAGGACTTGCTGGCGTACTTCCATAAGGCGCAAAATCTGAGCCAGTATGGATTCCACTCCAAGAATGTCCTGTTTCACCATATAGAGCAGTAATTATAGTATCACTATGCACTGGTGAATTATTTATTGTTACTTCTGCCATATTACCCCCTACTTAATTTTTATAATTTGTCCAACATATATTAAATTAGCGTTTTTAATATTATTTAAATCTTTTAAATATTTTACAGTTACATTATATTTTTTAGCTATCTTAGTTAAGTTGTCACCTTTAACTACTCTATAAGTTATAGTATTTTCACTAGCTTCTTTTAAAATTTCATTTACCCTTTTTTGTACTACTGAATAAAGTTCACCTAAAACTTTTTTTCTTGCTTCTCCATTTCCGTATCTTCCATGAATAACATCTCTTGCTAATTTTTCTATATCAGGAGCTGGAATAGGAGCTGGAGCTGAATTACTATTAAATAGATTTAGTTCATCTTTTCTTCTATTTAAAAGTCCTTGTAATTGTTTTCCGCCAGCGTTAGAATAAGCTAGCCAGTGTGCTTTTATTTCTTCTTTTGAGCGTGTTCCATTTTTAGTTAATTGATCTATTGAGCCTATGTTATAACAAAAACTTACTAAAGCGTCAAATTCATTTTGAGTAAAATTATATATTTTATTATACCTATTTACTAAAGGCTCGTATTTTTGATTAAGTGAAGCTTTAAGCCATTTTTCAGCTAAGGCTTCTGAAATATAAAGCCCTTGTTTTATTCGTACATTTGTTATATTAAAATCTGAGTTAGTAGTTCCATAGCCAATAGTCCATACTCCTACTGGATCTAAATAGGCAATATTTTTAAATCCTTCCCATTTTTTAATTAAATCAATTCCTTTTTGACTAGTTATCATTTTTATTTTCTCCTTTATCTTCTTCAATTTCTTGAGTAAATTCTTTTAATACTTTTGTTAAAAAGTTATGTAGTTTTTTAGGTATTGGTAAGTTGCATAAATACATATTTTTTAGAATACTTAAAGATTCAAAAACTATAAATAGAATTGAAAATAAACCGCCTATTCCAATAAAATTAATTTTAATAGTACTTCTTATAATTTCAGGAATAAATCCAATAAAATTAAATCCTAATAAATTATCTATACAAAACAAAAATACAGAAGACGCTATCATTCCAGTTTTTCTAATTAAACCATTTATTCCTATACAAGAATTAAATTTTCTTTCTTTAATTGCTCTAAGTACTCCGAAAAATATATCAAAAGCAATAAAAACAAGTAAAAGCTTAAAATATTTAGTATCTAATAACATTTTTAAATAATCTTCTATCATAATAATTAATTCCTTTTCTTCTTTTTTAATTATTATAACATTAATTTCTAAAAAGTGATATATTCTTCTTTAATGTAAATTCAGTTGGTACTAAAATTACTCCACCTTTTACGTGTTTATATGCTAACTTTCCATTACATTTAAAACCAATTTCAAAGTTTTTTATATCAAATTTATGTTCTTCTTCTATAAAATTTCCGTCCTTTTGAAGTGTATCAGCTTTATAGTATAATAGATCAGAACCTTTTTTCTTATACATACATTTTTTAGGCATTCCAGCACACGTTATATTATATTCATCTCCGAACTTTTCAACATAACACTTTTGTCTTACAAATTTAGCTTCAGTAAAGCTACTTTCGTGTTTCCATTTTCCTAAGGCTACGTCGTCAATTTCACAAAACTTTTTTAATTCTTCTATATTAAGTAACGTGTGAATCGAGTCAGTATCAGAGTAGCAGTATAAATCTTTTCCATATTTATTAATTGTATATTCTTTTATAGCTCCTGAAGTTCTTATTGTTACTTCTCTAGCATAAGCCGTTACAAATACTCCGCATTGGTATATATAAGCCTTTTTTATCATTTCCTTCTTCTATTTTATATTCTACTACGCCTTCTTCATTTAAATATGGCACTTTTACTTTATTTTCTAAAGAAGTGGCGAACTTTCCGTATAAGGAATTCAACATCAATTTGCTTAAGCTATAAATTCCGTTTGTTTCCTTCCTTTTTTGCTTTTATCTTTTCTCCTATCCATTTATCTATATAACCTGTAAATAAGCCCTTCATTCCTTTAAATTTCCAGCCATTTAGAAATTTTAAGTCATATACATTATAGTTTTCAAAAAATAATTTTAGATCTACATTAGATAAGACTAGATTAATAATTAGTCCTTTAGAAGAGGTTACGTATTCATTTGGCATAAATTCCCATTTATAATCTTTGGCTTTAAGTTGAATAGTTGGAATTTTATTAGGCTTTAATTCAAAGCTACAAGTTAAACTTTGAATATATAAAGGAAAAATATTATCCTCTTTGTATTCACCTTCAAAAAATATGCCTTCACCATAAGGAAGTAATCTATCATATAAGACGGACGGATACAAGCTATTTACATCTAATACTACACCTTCTCCTATTATTTTATTTTCATAAGCTGGATTTAAGTAGGTGAAACCGTCCTTTATATGCTTTTCTAATATCATTATCTGCTTCAGGTGTAAGTTCAGGAAAATAATGTTTAAATCTTTCTTCAGTTATTATTTTTTTAAAATTGTGAAGTGCATTAGATCCTGTAGTCATTTTCTTTAAGTTTTCATCAAATAACATTTTTAAAGCCTTAGCTACTATTACTACATCGTTTTTAATATAATCTTTTTCTTCTTCAGTTAATATATGTCCTTTTTCACGAGGTTTATTATAATCTATCTCTAGTTTATGTTCTTCTATTCCAAAGCTTTTAGGAATATCTACTACTGGCATTGGAATAATTTTAAGTGAATCGTAAATAGTAACTTTCTTTACTCTTTTCTTTTCAACGTGAAAATAAATTTCTAGAGAATACCATATACCCATATCAGATATTAAAGAAGTAAAAGTTTTATCAGCTCTTTCTTTCTTTTCTTTTATAGGTGTAAATCCATTTTCTAAAAGGTATGAAACAATAAAAGCTCCGTCAAATTTAAGGTTATGGAAATATATAATAGGATTATTTTCTTTTTGACAAAAATCAAAAAACGAGGATATATTATTATTGATTATAATATTATCCTCGTTTCCTATTTCAGCTACTGCCCAAGCCCATACCCAAGTTTCATCTTTAAGCCAAGTAGCCGTTTCAAAATCTCCTACATACCTTTTCATAATGTTTACTCCAGTTCATCTACTAATCTTAATAAGTCATAAATGTAATTATCGTCTTTTGAATATTCACCAAATTGAATTAATCCTGCGTCCTCGTCATATTTCATTTTAATATCTGCGAAGTTTGAATCTTTTATTTTTTCCCAAAAGTCCATTGGATTTTTAAATCTTTTAGCTATTCTTACTATTTCTTTTCTTCCCATTTTCTTATATGCTTTAATAAAATTTTCTTGAAAAATACTAGCTTTTTTCATATCATAGTCGCTTACACCTTGTCTTAAAACTGAACCTGAAATTCTTTTATAATCTTCAGGATCAGCAGTAGAGAGTTTACTGTAACTTTCTAAAGTAGATCTAATTTCGTTTAGTCTAGTATTACCAGTTCCAAAAGAACTTTGAGCTTCTAAAGAATAAAGCTCGCTTTCTAGCCTTCTTTCTGCTCTTCTTTTAGCTCTATTAATTTCGTTTCTTTGCCAACGTGTTAATTCATATCCACCTTTAGTTTTTACTATTTCTTGTTCTTTTTCATTACTAAATCTTCCAAGACTTTTTATTACTCTATTAAATTCACGCCTAGTATAAATATTTTTTCTTACATCTTTATAAATTAATTTTTCAGGAATATTAGCGTCAGGATTAATATACATTAATTTTTCTACTTCTTTATTAAATTTATTTACCGCTTTAAGTAGATTTCCATAATCCGAACGGTTCCAATTTATAGGACTTTGTCTAGCCATTTTCTTTTATCCTTTCACCTAGTTTATATACTCTAAATCCTCTATTTTCTATTTTCTTATAAAATGTAAATACTAAGGCTATTTTTAGAGTATTTATAGTTTTTAAATCTTTGAAATTATAACGTACTTTTAATTTATATATTTCATTATTTATGTAAGTATTATATCTTTCCTGAAATCTTGTTTTATTAAATTCTGAACTAAAGTAAAACCTAAAATCACCTACATTAACGTAAAATTTACTTTCTTCTATATTATAGTATATAATATTCATTTTAATTAAATCCTTTCTTTTAGGAAGAGCTAGTATTAAACTAGCTCAAATCCTAAAGCTTTATTAGAACTTCCTTTAATAGCTTTTTTAATAATCATTATTTCAAAAGGTTCAAATCCTTGTTTTGTAGCAAACATTTGTAAGTATTGCATAATTTGGATACCAAATACTTTAGATCCTGTAGCATAACTTTTTCCTTCAGTATCTACTAAAACTGTTGACATTGTCATTTCTTTATCTTTTATAATTTCTCCTGATACTTCATCTACTACTGGCTCTTCCATTGGCTTTAAGTATCTTTTTATTAATACGTCTTTTACTCTTATTTTTTCACCTACGCAATCATTAAGCAAAAAGTCTACGTTAGAATTCAAATTAAATATTTGTTTTTTGTCTGTAATGTTTGTAAAAATATTTGAAATTGTGTCAGTTTGTGTTTGTAGACTGCCGAAGTCTTGAACATTTGTTAGAGCTACCTCTTCATTTTTTAGTTCTTCATTTTCTAAATTTTCCATATTATCCTCTTTCTGCTATTTTAAGCATAGCTACTTAATATTTAGCTTCTTTAACGACTTGCTATAAAGTCTTGCTATTGTACGTTTTAACGTTAAAAACTAAAATGGTAATTCTTCAGAAGAAGAAAATATAACTACATCTTCTATTTTAATTTTATTTATAATTTCATATTGTCTTTTTAAATATTCTTTAATAGTTAATTTTCCATTATAATAATTACTTCTATTTTCTTTTCTTAAAGCTTCTATTTCTTTTTCATTTTCTACTGTATATTTTCCATTACTTAATTTAAATACTTGAATATTTACTGGAATTTTACTATTAAAATCTATCAGATCTTTATTAAACATTTTTTGACTCTTTCCTACATAATTTATTTTTTAATTTTTTAAAGTCTTTTTGTAAATCTGTTTCTTTTGCATTAGGATCTATTTTTTTATCTTCATAACTTATACTATAATAGTAAGGTTTATTATCTTTGAAAAATGTGAAATTTATAGTATTTTCCTTTTCGTTTTTTGTGATATATTGAATATTGTCTAAATTTAAAATTTGTTCATTAATATATATAAACATCTTTTCACCTCTTAAAATAATCTATTAATCCATTTTCTATTTTTTTACATATAAACTTAAAATTATCTTCAGGAGTTACCATTCCAGTATATGTATAAGTTACAAAAAATTCTATATTTTCATATTTTATTTTAAATCTATAATATCCTCGAAGTGGCATTTCACCTTCAATTAATAGATTATATTTTTTATTTAAACTTTTTACTAATTCTTTTAAATTCATTTATTCCTCCCACTTATGAATAGTTTTAAAATTATATCTACATATCTCTAATTTGCACTTATAATGTCTATTATCTTTTCTTATTTCTTCTACTTTTGCTATTGCTTCTTTGTCATTTTCAGCATGAATAGTTGTATTCCAATATTCTCTTGAATTTGGACTATCTTTAAATCTTAAATTGTATGTTCCCATTTTTTATTCTCCTAATAATTCTTTTAATACTTGTATTGAATAATCTTGACAATCTCTTTCTTCTGCACTTGTATAAGCATAACTTGTTATTTCTTCTATTTGTGAATATTCGTGTCTTGCTTTTTTGTAATCAAGGTATCTTTCTATTTCATAAATTAATTTTTCTATATTCATATTAAACTCCATACTTATAAAATAAATATTCTACCAAAAATTCTCCTGCTATTGGTAAAATTATAAAAATAAAAATTCCTATTATTAAATAGTATAAATCTTTTAGGCAACCTCTATATATTATTTTCTTTAGTATTTTTTTCATTTTTCTTTTTCCTTTCTTTAAAACATAATTCAATTAATTCTTTTTCAGTTACTTCTTCTCCGTCTATTAAATAAGTATTACTATTTTCATTTAATTTTCTAAACTGTATATAATATTTATTCCAAAAATTACTCATTATTTCATCTCCAAAACAATTATATTTTCTAATTCTTCTTCAGGAACTTTTTTATATATTACATTTTCATAAGTTAGATAAGATCCTGAAATTTTAAGTTCTTCCTTTTGAGTGCAATATATAATAATTACTATAAAAATTCCAACAAATAAACCAAAACAACCTCCAATAAATCCCATAATATGAAAATCTTCCATTTTATCTTCTCCTATATTTTACTTTATAATATTTTAATTTTTGCTTTTCTTTTATTATATTAATTATTAATCTTATCATTATATTTACCTACTATCCTTAATTCTAAAAAAGTTATCTCTCCTTTATCAATTGTCTTAGTTATCATTACTTCATAATTTAATTTATTTTCTTCTAATTCTCTTATTAAATCCTGAATCTCTAATTTATTTTTTATATCTAACATTTTTATTCTCCTTCTATTAATTCTATTACTTCTGATATAGTTTCTCTCCATTTTCTATTCTCTTTTATTTCGTGTAGTATCTCTTTTAATTCTCTTATTAGCTTTCTTTCGTAAAGCTCCTGATCATATAAACTTCTTTCCATAATTACATCTCCTGAAATTTTTCATTTAATTTTTTATATATTCTACTTATGTATTCAATTTTCTTTTGATTTTCTTCTTCGTCCATTAAATCATCTTCGTATAATTCATCTGCTAAATCTTCTAAAATATTAAGTAAGAATATTAACTCGCTTTTTTCAAATTCAATTCTTTTCTTTTTCATAGTTTTTTCTCCCTTCTTTAAACCTTTGCTAATTCGTCCATAATTTTTAATACTAAGTTAAATTCACTTTTAGCTATTTTGTACTCTTCACTTCCTGGAACTGCATTTAACATTTTGTTACTTACTTCTCGTCCAATACTTGTTAATACTTCAATTTCTTTACTTTTCATAGCTTTTCTCCTTTCCTTTGTTAATTCTATGATAGCACTATTAAAAAAATAATGTCAATAATTTTTTAAAAATTTTTTCAAAAAGTTTTTAAAAAAGTTTTTCAATTTTTTCAATTGACTTTTTTATAATATTAATATATACTTTATTAGTAAAGAGCTTTTACTTACCAGTTCTTTATTTTTCATAGAAATAGCCGAAGTTAGAAGTAATAATATTAATATATAGAAGTAATCCAGGGTGAAGAGCCTCTTCTATTGGCGTGGTGGCCGAAATATTAACTTCTATTCTTTGGCTTTTTTATTTTTTGAAAGGAATCTATATTATGAAATTTTATTCACTGGATAAAGTTATTTCTTATAATATACCAGCTAATATTATAATTACTGAAAGGCGGATATGGTAAAAGCTATTCCGTTAAAGATTATGTTATTAA